GCCGAAGAAAGCAAGGAGGAAGAAGTAGGGCAGTGATGCTTAATTCTCCGCAGATCGAGTAGGAGATGATAAACTTATGGCAACGACAAACGAAGTGCCGGGCAGTGGTGGAACACTCCCGGCGCGGTCACTGACACAGGAGGTCAATGACGTGGGCAAGTCTGCCATATCCCCCAGCGTTTCCTCTACCCATCTCCTCTTTTCCGGCAAACCGAATTTCTTCGGCGGGCTCTCGAATGAGCGCGATCTTGTGCCGTTGATCCCGACTGAGTTTCGGAACCACCGGAACCCATGGACGGCGCTTGCCAGTTCGGTCTTCTTCCGAGGGGCAAACATCGCCGGGTGGTCGTTCAGGACCGTAAACCAGGAGATTCGCACGCAGCAGCTCGCATGCTTCAAGGCGGCGCTGAGCGGATTTGACCTGCAGCATGAGGACAAGGAAGCGCTCTGCGGCTGGATGCTCTCAGAGATGCTGACCGAACTTCCGCGCTAGTACCCCCTTCGTACACTTACCGATAACGACCAGGGGCGCAGGCCGCGCCGGGGGCCCGGACAACACAGGAACACTCGAAGGCTCGGGCGATATCGCCAGACCGCCGTCTTTAATTAGCGAGGCGAATAATGAAAACCAGCGGCTATCTCGTTATCAATGACCGTGGGTCCATGCGGGTCACGAAGAATCCGCCATCGCTCGAGCCGAACGAGATTTCGGCGCATCTGAACCTCGATATCCCGAACCAGTTCTTCCAGCGCCCACGGCTCGCCATCACGATCGGTATCCCGAATGACGTGATTGCAAATGTGCCCGCCGATGTTGCGGTTGAGATCACGGCAGAGGCGGTCGCAGGCGCGCTACGCATCGATGTCGATGATGTGCGAGATGGGCTAACCGATCTGCTCGATAACCGTAAGGCATCCGCATGACCGCCCCACAGCGCACGCGCACGGGCCGGGTGCTGACTGAGCGCACCTACGAGGTGCCGTACAAGCTCCCGCCTGAACTGAGCCCAAACGGGCGAGCGCACTGGCGGACGAAGGCGCGACTCACGAGCCAGATCCGATGGGCCGCGGCCATGACGGCACGGGCAAACCCAATCGCCATCACAGGCAACGCGGTGCGGTACCGCGTGGAGGTGGGGCTGACGAATCGGCAGTGGGCGAAGAATCCAGATGGCGATAACGTCGCCGCGAATCTCGCGCTCAAAGCGGCCCGCGATGGATTTGCGGATGCCCTCACTGATCACGACGACAGCGAGTGGGAGTGCCTCGGCGTCACGGCGGTCAAGGACCCGGCAAACAAGGGGTTCATTCGGTTTGTGATTTCTGCTGGTTGACCGCGATCGCCGGCGACCCGTGCACGATCGTGCGGGTGTTTGAGGTAGGAGGGTGAGATGGCATATCAGACAAACGCAGCCTGGATGATCTGGCATGGCATCAACGGAGAAAGCAAGGTCTTGGCGGACCGCAACACGCTGGAGGCGATTGTTCACCTGGATAAGCCCGTCAAGATGAAGATGAAGCCAGACGATATCAACGAAAAGTTCGACGACCTGATCGAGGCGATCAACGAGGCTCGGTCGTGGTTACTCGCTGATCTGAAGGAGAAGTGAGATGGAAGACATGTTCGTGGATGTGTACGAAAAGAAGAAACCGATCATCGTCAGTCGAACGAACGACGATTCAGTGGTCGCGCTTCATGTCCCGGGAATTGTCGATTCTCGATTCGTTATCAGTCGGAGCGCTGCCAGAGACCTTTATCAGTGGCTAGGGGACTACCTCAAAGATACCGAAACAAAAGATGGCATTGAGCTCGAACCAGCCGCCGAGCCGCGCGGTGAGGACTGAGATGAAGTTGACCGTCGTTGATTGGGAGCGAGTGCAGAACGAGTGCTTCACCGATGAAGAGCACTCGGAAGTATTTCGCGACGGGGATCACCGCGACCTACACGCCATCATTGAGGATCGAACTTGGGGGAAGCGCTATTCGTCAGAGGTTACCATCGGGTTGAACAAATCCTTCACCGCCATCGCAACCGAGGCATTGGCTCGCGCAAATGCACGACGAGCAGCAGCCACCCAGTCCGCACCGGCAGCGCCCGGGCGAGAGGAGCCAACCAATGCAGACTGAGACCCCGGACCTGCGCGAGGTGATCGTCGCGCTCATGAATGAGGCCGAGGGAAAACGGAGCGCCATCAATTGGGAGGACGATCCAGCGAACGAAGCACTAGACCGCGAAATCGCGCTCAGCTTTGCCGATCGAATCTGTGACGCCGTCCTCACCGCCCTCGCCGCGACCCTGCCGCAGCGGCTAGATGCGGCGATCGAGCGGTTCCACGACAGCATCATTGCGTGGATGGATACCAGGACGACCGATTTATCACTGGCGTGTGACGCCGCCGAACGGGAGCTCCGATCCCTGCTCGCCGTCGCCAGCCGCGCGGAGGTGACGGACGAAATGGTCGTTATTCGCCGTGACGATCTCGCCGAGTTGTATTCGGCGGTAAACGCCGATCTGGGGTGGGAGCTCACCCATAGTTACGAGTGGAGCGGTATCGGTAACCGCATCGAAGCCGCCCTCACCACCATGGAGGCCGCCGATGGCGAGTGAGGCAGAAGTGGCGGCGGTGGCTGATGAAGCGATGGTGGAGCGTTTTGTGGAGGCGATTGGGAATCGCTTCGATCAAATTGGCCCACTGACGGCGCTGATGATTGCGCGTATGGCAGAAGCCGCGTTCGGGGAGGAGGGGTAGGCGGTGAGTGACCGTTTCGCGACACTGAAGGATCGGCTCCGTGACGCCGTCGCCAACAATCCGGATTTCAAAATCCACATCGATAACGACTATGAATTCCAGCTGATCTACTATCCGGACGCGGATGTTCGGCAGGGGCCGATGAATTTCAGCGTCACGACCAACTTCGACATAACTCACGGCACGATCACCATTCCCGCTGTATTGCAGTTCTCCGGCTACGATCCCCCGAAAGACGCCGCGCTATTGCTTCGCATCATTGCCGATGAGCTTGATTCTTCCCCGCCACCCGCCGCCGGGATCGACCGGGAGGCGCTGCTCATGTGGCTGAACGGTCTTCTCTGTGATGAGTACTCCAACGATGACTACGCTGACGGCTACTACGGTGCGATCAAGGATGTCATCGGGTACCTCTCCCCAGCCCCGGGAGATGGCGATGAAGGCTGAGATAAGGGAGAAGGTGGTCGGGGCCATCAGGCCAGAGCTCATATCAGGGTATGCCGATGGAGAAATGCGGATCTATCTCGGAAACCGATCACACATCGCAAACGCTTGCGCCGATGCCGCCATCGCGGTCGTGCTGTTCGAGATCGATGCCGAGCTGGAGCGGCGGATCGCGGTGCACGAAAAGCAAGCATCGTTCTACGGGCCTGGTGCGTTGATTGCGCTGAAGTCATTCCGCAAGCACATCCGCGCGCTGGGCGAGGGAGATGGCGATGAAGGCTGACCCTATCACGGAACGATTGGCTGAAGCTATCGCCAACGCCGAAGCCGATGCTGGGTACAACTGGTCATGGGATGAATACACCGGTGAGCATTTCCCCCGGTGGGATGAATTGCCGGACGAAGACGATGACTGCGGGCACGATCACTGGGTGCGGGGACGCAACTACTACCGCATGCGGGCAGCGGCTGACTTGGCGGTGATGCGTGAATTGGGAGTGATCCATGACGAGCGCTGAACTGCGGGAACGGATCATGCGGGCCATATTCGATGCCGATTGCACCATCTGGAATGACCACACCGAGGCGTTCGAGGACGACGATCATATCCACCTTGGGGCCGAAGCCGATGCCGTGCTCGCCGTCCTCCAGGCATCGCGGGACGAGCAGCGGGCAGAATTCCTCAACTTGAAGGTCAGCCTCGTGAATGCCGCTCGGCGTGGGGACATGGACCGCGTTTCTGAGATTGAGGAGAAACTGAACGATTGCTTCGACGCGGCGTTCGGCGGGGCGGAGGAGGTGACGGGGTGATGACACACATTAGCATCGTAACGGAACTCCTTCGCGAGTACAGCCAAGGCGCAGATGAGCGCGATATTGCAGAGAAGATCGTTCACCAGCTTATTCCGCCTGGATCGATCCTTGTGAGTTATCACGTAGCTCGGGAGTTGTATCGGGATATCCAGGAGGGCAGAATCACAAGGGCGCTTTCGACTCTCGAAGACATCGCCGAGGCGGGTTATCGGTCAACCGCCACCCCGGACCCGCAGCCGGACGGAGGGGCGTAGGGATGGCGGTTTATGCTGATGATCCACGGTGCGTCCGTTGGACCGCGATTGCCGAGGGTCATATCCACTGCTCGCAGTTGTTCGTATGGTGGGAAGGCGATGACCTACATGCCCGTTGTGAGCATCACGAAAAGGCGAATGCCGTCGCACTCTCCCAGGCCCTGCCCGGCAATCGGTTTGCAATCGCGACGTACATTGATGGGGTAAAAGAGAAACGGGACGCGGTGATGAGAAAGCACGACCCGTCCGGCACGCGCCGCGGCGGATGATGCGGGTGGAGGTGGAGTGATGGAAACTGATGGCAAACGGTACTACTCAATTGAGCCGCTCGGCTATTCGGTCGAGTACGGGACATCAGGCTCAACAATCCGGCTCGATCACAGTCCAAGTAAGCGCACGCTGACCTTGACACCAAATTTCAATCGAGAACCGTCCGAGCCAATCGAGATGCGGCTGAGCGAGGAGAACAACGAGATCATCGGGGCGATCCTACAAGACTGGGCAAGGAGTTTGTAAGTGCCGAAGCGCTGATGCCGGCGCGGGAGGGGGAGATGGGTTCCATTCTGGACAGCATTGGGATATTCGGCGTGGCGATGATCGGCTGCGTCACGATGATTCTCGTTGGCGTCACATGGATGGTTTTACTCGAGCGAGATCAGCGTTATTGGCGAAGCGAACGAGACAAGAATATCCAACGGCGTCTAGAGCGTGGGGAGATCGACGAACTAGGCGCGAAGTTCTTACGAGGTAATCGCTAGATGCCGTCCCGCGACACCGACTGGGATTGCCTGGCGTGTAAGCGCTGCCTGGGGTGGATCACGTTCGATCGCTTCGAGCGGGCACACCTCAATTGCTCGCTCGAGGTGACCGGTGTGCAGCAAGCGACTGGGGCGCTGACGCCGTCTCCCTATTGGACGGTTGGCTGTGTCTGCGGGGAGACGCGTAACTTCTTTGGGTACGCCGTGCATCTCAAGCTCGCGAACGCGGCATGACGTTTTGCGCGAACGAAATACGCCTGATGCTACACTTGTGACATAACCGAATGTGGTGGGTTGCCCGCCGGTGCTGCGCTCGTTGGATTCATCGCGGATGAATGTGACGATGCGTGGCTCGGCGGGTTGCTGGTTTAAGTGGGCAGCGATGGCGGAGACGAGTCCGGAAAAGCTGAATGATCGGCAGATGGCCTTCGTTGCCGCCTATCTAAACGAGGCTCGCTTCAACGCGACCAAAGCCGCGGAAATCGCCGGGTACAAGAACGCTCGCCAGAACGGCACCCGGCTATTGTCAAATATTGTCATCAAGGCTGAGATCGATCGCTGGCGGGCAGAAATGAAGCAGTCGGTCATTGCCGATAGCGTGTATCGCGTCGCACGGATGCGGGAACTCGAACTGAAGTACTTCGCGCTGATTGATGCTCGAGCCGTTGATCTCAAGGATGAAGCGGCTGGCGGTGAAACTGGGCTCCTTGTTCGGCAAACGAAGCAGATCGGCGGTGGTCCGACAGCCGAGAAGGTTGTTGAATACGCCGCCGATACTGCGGTCACGCGTGAGATCCGCGAGCTCTACAAGCAGGTCGCCCAGGAACTCGGACAGTGGATCAGCCGGAGTGACAACACTACAAAGATCAGCGTTGAAGCGGACGAGTTGGCCCAACGCGTTGCCGAGGAGCTTGGCCTTGATAAGGGCGAGGTGCTCGCTGAGGCGCAAGCGATCATCGCGGGTGGACGTTGATGGTAGCCACGATGATCGACGCCATTGGGATCGTAGCCGTGCGTCATCGGCACCGGCGATCCAGTGCGGTCCCCACTCCCGTTGAACTTGCGGAGCGCCTCGGCATCGAGCTCGATCAGTGGCAACGAGATGCGCTCATGGCGCCGCAGTCAGGGAAACTGCTACTCGCGTCCCGTCAAGCAGGCAAATCGACCACGGCAAGCATCGATGTGCTGCACACCGCGCTCTATAAACCGGGGTCGTTGTCCCTCATTCTCTCGCCAAGTGAACGGCAATCCAAGCGACTACTGCGAACGGTGCGGAAGCACTATGCCAAGTTGGCCGATGAGTTTCCGGTGCGAACTATGGGACAGCTCAGCATTGAGCTAGAGAGTGGCTCAGAGATTCATGCCCTCCCTGGATCGGAAGAAACCATTCGTGGATTCTCGGCGGTGAACAAACTCGTGATCGATGAGGCATCGCTCGTTGAAGACGACCTTTACCAATCGGTGCGTCCGATGCTCGCGGTGTCCGGTGGCGAGATGACCGCCATGACAACCCCGCGTGGCAAGCGGGGCTGGTTCTATCGTGAATACACCGACGGTGGCGCGGATTGGCATCGTGCCCGTGTTACCGCCTACGACATCCCCCGCATTTCCCGCGCATGGCTCAACGCCGAACGTAAGAAGATCGGCGAGTGGTGGTTCAGCCAGGAATACCTCTGTGAGTTTGTCGATACCGACGACCAACTCTATCCGACAGACCTGGTCGATGCGGCCGAAAGTGATGACGTTGCGTCATTCGGCATCCCGATGCTGGGAGGTGGGGGATGGGCGAGTTAATGCCGCCATCAACGTACCTGCTCGGACTTGACCTCGGGCAGTCCCAGGACTCCACCGCGCTCATTGCCGCATCGGTGACCGAGAACGCGGCTGCCGACCATGAGTACGACGTAGGGCATATTGAGCGCGTCGGGCTTGGAACCCGGTACCCGGAAGTTGTCAAGCACGTGTGCGATGTTGTGGATTACCTGCGTCGCCCGTATCACGTGCCGGGCATGCCAAAGGGCATCGAAAAGCGGGCGGATGTGTACCTGATTATTGATTACACCGGCGTCGGTCGACCCGTTGCCGACATGTTTCTTGATGCCAAGCCCAATTGCAATTTGACACTGATTACGATCACTGGTGGCGGTGCAGTTACGGCGGATCCGACAGGGGGGTGGAGAGTCCCCAAGCGCGACTTAGCGTCTTCGGTCCAGGTCGTCCTCCAAGACATGCGAGTTCGGTGGGCAAAGGGATTACCGCTAGTTCCTGAGCTCAAGCGTGAACTCACCGGATTCCGCGTCAAGATCAATGCTCGTGGGCATGACAGCTATGGAGCTGGTGAGGATTGGCGTTCAGCGCCGCACGATGATCTCGTGCTCGCACTTGCGATGCTCGTTTGGTATGGGGAAACGAGACTTGTTCGAGGTCCGCTCGCCTGGTTTGTAGGAGACGACGAATGAACCCAATCACGCGGCTCCTAACTAGGCTTGGGAAAGGCATGGTCGAATCCACGGGATCCCGGGCATACCCGGTTGGACCAGCGATTGTTGAGCCCTACGAGGAACGGTGGGGACACGACGATTCGGCGTATTCGCCGTCGGAATACCTCGATTACATCGCAACATCGAACAACGTCTACACCTGCGTGACGAAGCGGGCGAATGCCATGTCGGCGCTCCCGATCAAGGTCTACAAGGGAAAAAAGAAGGATTCGCGGAAAGAAGTCGAGACCGGATCGCTCCGTAATCTGCTCGATAGCGTTAACCCTTGGATGACTTGGGATCGGCTGATTAACCTCACAGAGCAATATCTATGCTTATCGGGTGAGGCGTTCTGGTTCCTGGAGCGCGGACGGCGTGGCGATCAGATGCCACAGGAAATCTGGCCCGTTCGTCCGGATATGGTGCGCATCGTTCCTGACCCGGTGAACTTCATTCGTGGGTTCCTGCTCTATCCGCAGACTGGCGGCGAGCCGATCGCCTATACGCCGGATGAAGTGATCTGGTTCCCGTACCCGAACCCGAAAGACCCATATTCCGGGTTGGCGCCACTCGCGGCCGCGCGGCTTGCCGCCGATACCGCCTCTGCGGCCATGAAGAGCAACTACGGCATCTTCAGCAATGGTACGCGGCTTGGCGGCGTGATCTCCCCCCCGGATAACACGAGCAACATCACGGACGCGCAGGCGAAGGAGCTCCAACTCCTGTTCAACAAGAAACTTCGCGGACCGGACAAAACGCACGCACTCGCCGTACTTGCCTACGCTGTGAAGTTCCAGGAATGGACGATGACGCCGAAGGACGCGGAGTTCCTCGGCGCGCTCGATTTGACTCTGGAAGAGATTGCTCGCGCGTTTGGCATTGCGCCTGACTTGCTCGGCGGAAGTAAGCGCACCTACCAAAACGCCCCTGAAGCTCGGTACGCATTCTGGGCCGACACGATCATGTCGGAAGCCCGGTTCATCCAAAATGTCATCACCGAGCGGTTGGTGCCGATGTTTGGCGATGAAGCGGATAGCGTGGAGTTCGATTTCTCTGATGTCGACGCCATGCGCGAGAACGAGGATGCCAAATGGAAGCGCGAAATGGAGCAGATCAATACCGGGGTGCTCCTGCGCAATGAATGGCGAGCAGACAAGGGCATGCCGGATGTGGAGTGGGGCGATGTCTGGTGGACCTCGTCGACGATGACCCCGATCTCGAGTGGTGCAATTGATCTCCCCGAATCGACGCAAGCGCCACCGGCTCTAACTGAGCAAGATGGGGTAATCGTCCCCGAGCCTCGGCATCACGTCCGTGCCGTCTACGGGTCTGACGACCATGCGGCGTTGTGGAAGCGGTATATCCGCCGCATCGACCCGCTCGAACGGAAATTCGGCGAGATGTGCGCGGACCTCATGCGCCGGCAAAAGCGAGCGGTGCTCGCCAAGCTCCGGCAACGCTCGGCGCTCTCGGTGCGGGAGGCTGCCGCGGTGTCCGACGATCCGTTCGACCTTGCCCGGTGGAACAAGACCTTCCGCGAGACCAGCCGTCCAACCTACCTGTCGATCGTCGAAACCGTCGGGCAAGCGGCGCTTGATGACGTAAAGGTGAGCGCCGCGTTCGACGTGCTTGACCCCAACGTCGTGCGGTTCATCGAGCGGTCGTCGCAGCGGTTTGCGCGCGAGGTCAACCAGACCACCTGGGACAAGCTACGGGCAACGCTCCAAGAGGGCGTGAAATCCGGTGAAAGCATCGACGATCTCGCCGCCCGAGTAGAAGCCACGATGGGTGAGCGCATCCGCTCCAGCGCGGAGACCATTGCCCGCACGGAAACCATCGCGGCATCGACCGGTGGCACGCTGGAGAGTTGGCGACAGAGCGGCGTTGTGGGTGGAAAAGAGTGGAATGCGACACTTGATGAACGGTGCCGCGCCAGTCACGTCGAAGCCCACGGCCAGCGAGTCGCGCTCGACGCCAATTTCGAAGTTGGTGGCGCAACCGGCCCGGGGCCGGGGCAGATGAGTGACCCATCCGAGAGCGTGAATTGCCGGTGTGTGGTGGTGCCGATCCTCGATATCGATTGGGAGGGGTAGCGGTGGGCAAGCTGTACTGCCTGAAAGCCGATATGGGCTATGCCGAACAATTCACCGATTCGACAGCGCTACCCGATGGTGTTGTTGCGGTGTCGGGGAAGTTCGCCGCCGGTGACACGACCGAGGACGAAACGGTTTACGTGATCTATAGCCGCGGCGATGGGACGAAGCGAGTCTCTATTGGGGATTGGGTCGTCACGTCTCTGAGTGGGACACGGACCATTTTCAATAACCGGGACTTTCTCAACCTTTTCGTATTGGCGGAAACGATGATTGAGGATATCCAGGCAGCGATGGGAGATGAGGAGGCGTAAGCTCATGCACTTCATTCACCGCTACGTCACCATCGACATCTACGGGAGACGACTCTGGCAGGAGTGCCGGGTGTGTGGAAAGCAACGAGCATTCGATTTGCCATCGTCAATGCTGCACAGCGGGAATCACAACACAAGGCCACAAGGGGTGATTGGATCGCCGCCGAGCCCGAATGCGCGACGAGTTGTTACACGATCGACAGTGGTGGATCAAAAGGCGGACGCGGCATGACCTTTGCCTCAGCAATACACCAACCAGCTCTCATCGTCACCCGCTCTGGCCGGCAATGGTGGGTCTGTCCCGAATGCAACAAGACCATCGCCGAAGTGAAGCGTGAATCGATCGTGATCGAGATGCGAAACCGGCGTTTGGTGGTATCGGGGATGGCGTATTCGCAGGTCTGCCCCCACTGTCACGCCACGAGTGAGTACCGGCAAGCGGCGTAGTGTATAGTGTGATCAAGACATAAGCCCACTCATCGCTGGGCGTTACTCCTGAGCGTTCCGAGCGCTGCGATGTGTCGTCAGAGAAGGCGGCGCATCGCAGCGTTTTTGCGTTTCAGGAGTGACCTCAATGCCCGAGTACATGCGGGGCTATTGCGATCGAGCCGCGGCTGGAACCGGGAAGCCGGGCACCCCGATTCGATTCGTCGCCTCAACCGAGAACGTTGGCCGCGATGGCTTGATCCTCGATGCCGATGGCTGGGAGCTCGATAACTTCCGTGCCAATCCCGCGTTTCTCTGGGTCCACGACTACATGGGCGAGCGGATGCCGATCGGCCGCGTGATCAATGTGGAAGTCAAAGAGCGGCAGCTCATGGCGGATGTCGAGTTCGACCAGGAAGACGACTTCGCCCTGCAGGTCGAATCCAAATACCGGCGCGGGTTCCTGAACGCCGTTTCGGTCGGATGGGACACCAAGGAATTCGCTCCTACCGAAAACCCGAATGTTGCTGGGCGATCAACGCGCCAGGAACTCCTTGATATCTCCGCTGTCCCGATCCCCGGCGATCCGAAGGCACTCAAGGAGCGCCAGATGCGGGCGCTCAAAGCGCTCGGTACCGAAATCCTCGAACTGGCCGATGGGAGTGATGATACGACTCCTCCATCGGCTCAACCAACCAAGCCGACTCCAACCCCTGCACCTGACGCCGCGAGGCTGACCTGGCCCGATACCGCCGCCACGATGGTGGCCCTGTATCAGCCCTTCAGCCCACGACCGGACGATGAGCGGCGCGCGGAGTACCAGAGGCTCGACCGCGAGTACAGCCGCCACGGCAAGACCTCGCCGGAGTTCAAAACCGGCGCTGAGCTTGAAGCCCTGTCGCCGGACGACATCCGGGGATTGTTCAGTGCCGGCGAGCCGGAGTTGTTCCCCGAGAAGTTTGCCGCCATGGCGAACCGTGCCGGAGCGGTGCTTTCCCAGCGCAATCGATCGGACCTCGATAAGGCCGGATCACTGTTGATCGAAGCCAACGACCTCATCAAGGCCGTGATCGAACGCGCCCAGAAGGAAGCTGACCAGCAGGACGAGCAAGACACCGAGCGCGCGGCGCTGGCCGCGATCACCCAGTTGCGAGACAAGTTCAAAGGAGTCGCCTAGTCATGTCCACTACGCAGCAGTTCGAGGAAGCCGTCAAGGATATCGCCGACCAGCTCGAAGCCCTCGGGCAGGCGGTCAATCCGCAGAAGATCGAAGAGACGGTGCGCACGGTCTTTGCCGACGTGATCAAGCAGCCGGACTTCCTGCGCAAGATGCGGTTCGGCAGTCCGGAAGAGACCAACCTGATTGCCGCGAAGTTCCGCCGCCACGGCTTCAACCAGGCGGATATCGAGTTCCTCTACGACATGCAGACCAGCCTCAAGGGGCAGCGAAACGGCGATAACGGCGCGTATCTCGGACCGTCACAGGAACTTGAGGGCGCGTTCAATGCCGTTTCGGATGCTTACTACCTCACCCAAGAGGAAGTTCGGGCCATCGACAAGCAGGCGATCGATAACCTGTTCGCCCGCGTGCCGAAGACTCGGGCGGCACGGAAGTCGTTCTTCGCCGAATACAAACGGGCGACCGGCGCGATGGATACCGCGGAGTCCGGCTACGGATCGCAGCTCATTGGCGCCCAGTACGTCGGCGATCTGTGGGATGGAGCCCGTGCGGAGTCCCGCATCTTTGCCCTGCTCGATCAGTTCGAAATGACAGCGCCGGTCGCGTACCTGCCCGTGGAAGCGGACCTGCCGGAAATGCTCTACGTTGGCGAGTCGACCTCCGCCAGTGCGACCAACTACGACGCCGTCATGACGGGCTCGAACCGGGTCACCGTCGATGCCAAGAAGCTGATCATCCAGCAGATCTACAGCGGCGAGATGGAAGAGGATTCCATCATTCCATACATCCCGTTCTTGCGTCGTCAGGCTGCGCTCGCGCTCGCGCATTACAGCGATAGCCTCGTGCTGAATGGCGACACCACGAATGCGAGCACCGGCAACATCAACCTGGATGACGCCGATCCCGCGGATACCAAGCACTACCTTGCCTACGACGGCATTCGCCACGTGGGCCTGGTTGATAACACCGCCAATGGTCTCGATGTTGCTGGTGCCGTATCGCTGAACACGTACCGCGATCTCCGTGGACTGATGATCGATCGCACCAACCTGTTCGATTGGGGGCACCCGACGAACCGTGACGACCTGGTCTTCATCACCGATACCGTGACCGGCGACCGCACGGCGCTGCTCGATGAGATCGTGGTTGCGAAGCAGATGCTCGGCGCGAATGCCGATTTGCTCAACGGCGAGATTGCCCGCATTCTCGGTCACCCGGTGATCTCGAGCATGGCGATGGGCCTGACCGAAGCCGACGGCAAGATCAGTGCCACACCCGCCAATAACACCAAGGGGCAGATTGCCGCGTTCAACCGCCGCGGCTTCAAGGTCGGGATGCGCCGGCGTGTGAAGTTCGAGACCGAGCGCCTCGTTCGCACCGATCAGACCGTGCTGTCGTGGAGTCTGCGCATGGGCATGGGGCGCTTCACCGCGACCGGCAACGTTTCGGGCATCGAAAGCGCTGCCGTCGCCTACGACATCTCCCTCTAGTTACGAACGGACTCGTGCCCGGCGGGTCATCCCGCCGGGCTTCGCCACAAGGATGAGCCGACATGAGCATGATCACGCGGGATATCAGCAAGGGCCAACTCATTCCGCTCGTTTTCGGCCAAGACGCCGTCGCGGCATCGCAGACGGATGTTCAACTCCCGACGGCGGCCGGCGAAGGATCGCAGGCGGTCGACGGCTACGCCATGCCGTTCGACTACCAGGTCGTGGCGGTCAGCGCTTCACTCTCCGCGGCGGCAACCGCCGGGACACTGAGCATCGGCGCCACGATCAACGGCACCGAAGCGGCGGATTCCACATTCGTCGTTACCACTGCCACTAATGCGTATCAACGTGTCTTACGGGGCAAAGCGCGTGGAGCGGCGGGGTCACGCCTGGGAGCGGAGATCACGACGAATTCCGGGTGGGATGGCACGACATCAGACCTCGTGGTGACGGTATGGGTTATTGCGTCCCTCGACGGCATTTAGGAGGCTCCGATGGCACGCTATCTCTTTACCCAGAACTATTCCAGCAGTTATGGTCATGGCCGTGCGGGTGACGAAATCGAGTTCTCGGCTGAAACCGCGCATGCAATCAACCGCGACGCGCCAGGCACGCTCAAGATGGTGCGTGAAAAGCAGGACGATAGTGCCAAGCAGGTTGCACAGGCGGTCGATCGCGTTACAGAGCTTGAGGCCGAAAACGAAGCCCTCAAGACGCGGATTGCGGAACTCGAAGCCGCTACCACCCCGAGTGAAGGCGATGCGTCAGAGCACGTCGGTTCCGGCCCGTTGGGCGACGGCGACGGTGTCAATCTCGGCACGGCTGCCGTCGAGCCGGACGACGAGGATGACAAGAAAAAGAGGCGGTCTCTTGACGCGCCACCAAGCGACCGCATGGTAAAGACGGCATCCCGTCGCGCCTCCAAAACCGCCAAGGACGATCAGGAGTAGCCATGATCGCGACGATCGCCGAAACCGAGTCTCTCTCGAGTGTCGTTGCGCTCGACAACCTCGTCATGGTTGCGATCCAGATGCCGGATGAGTGGGATGCCGCTACCTTGACCTTTCAGGCATCGACAGACGAGCAGGGGCCATTTACCGACATGGTCAATGCCTCCGGCGCCGCAATGGAGGCGCAAGCGGCCGCGTCGCAATGGGTAGCGTTCCTGCCGACGGACTTTTGCAGCGTGCGGTACCTCAAAATCCGGAGCGGGACAGCAGCGGCCGCGATCGCCCAATCGGCAAACCGTGTCCTGCGCGTTGTCGCGATCACGGTGTAGGGGGAGGGACACCATGAGCTTACTCACCTCCCTCATCAGCCCGATCCAGACCCCCACCGACGCCCACATCGCGGCGATCGCGGAGGCGCGGGTGGGGGGCGAAGATCCAACGCCGTACCCGATCACGCCGGTGTCCGGCGGTTCGATTGCGGCCTGGCCGGGTGGGAATCAGGGCATTTTCGTCAAGTTCCGGCTCGGTCGCGGGCGTCATGCCGTTGGGCTCCGTGTCCCGGTCGGCACGCCATCGGGCAATGCCAAGGTCGCGCTGTATGCGTCAGATGGTACGACCGCTACACAGATCGCGCTCTCGGCATCGACGGCACTGACCGCAACGAACGATTTTCAGGAAATCCCCTTTGCGGCGGCGGTCGATCTCGTGACGTTCACGGACTATTACGGGTTTCTTGCTGTGGATAACGCCACCGCGACGTTCTACCGGCTGACATTCGGTGCAGGCGGCATCGCGGCCGATCTCGGCTATGCCGTCATCACCAACGTCTTTACGACGCCACCGGCCACACAAACGGTGTCGGGGCTCACGACTGGTGCCGCCAGCGGCTATACCCCGGTCCTGGCGTTGTACTAGCCATGAGTGATGGTCCGTCCAATGCCCTCATCCGCGAGCTCTCCAGGCGGGCGGCACTCATCCCGCAGCAGCGTGGGATCGTGACGCCGAATCCGGGGAGCGTGCGCATCCGCCCATTACCGGGCGTCATGGCGGACCCGCCGACCGTGACCACCCCGGCCGGCAACACGGCATCGGCGATTACGACCCTCAACGGCGCGGTCGGGGCCGGTATCGATCTCGCGTCCACGATTGGCGATAACGGCACCGCAACCTCCGCCACGAGCACGACGCTCACGCAGACCGGCAAAAATTGGGGGACGGCGAATCAGTACCGCGGCTACGATGTCACGATCTGGTCAGGCACCGGGGCCGGGCAAATCCGTACCATCGCCTCGCACACGGCCGATACCCTGACCGTCGATGACCCATGGGACGTGACTCCCGACAACACGAGCGTCTACGGCTTCTGGAATGTGCGCAAACACCGCGATTGGTCCTACCGGCACGCCGACATGATCGTGCATATCGCCAACCCGGCCACGTCGGGCTTTACCACCAACCGGGGTGATGTCAATTCCACCGTGCGGGCCGATACGCTGCCGATCGGGAGTGGCCGGTACTGGATTTGCTTTACCCACTGGGGCGACCAATTTGAGATTCGTCACCGGGGCGCGGTCGGCAATCAGTTTCGGATCATGGTTGATAACAACTACGTGCAGTACACCCCGTACGCCTCAACGTCCGGCGACAACCTGATCTACCGCACCCGCGTGGACTTCGCCAACGGCGAGACCGATGCCGCCACGCGGGCGACGTTCCGGGCGATGCGCAACATCGTCATCGAGTGCGCGGCGTCGTTCTCGTTCATGGGGCTGACGATCGGGCCAACGGACTCCGTATGGGCGCCGACCGACCCGACGACGCCAAAAGCGGTGATGATGACCGACTCGTACGGCAACACCGGCAGCCTAGCAGTCTTTACCGCGTTCGGCGACACCCTCGCCAAGTTGCTCGGCATTCCGTGGATGCAGATCACCCCGGCGGGCGGGACCGGCTACGTCGCCACGAACGGCGGGACCTCGCCGACCTTTGTCGAGCGGTATCAAGCCGATATTGTCGATCGCGATCCCGACATCGTGTTCATCTACGGCAGCCAGAATGACGGGGGGCTCGCCGGGATTTACACCGCCGCCCGAACCGTTCACGCGGGCGTACGGGCCGGTGTCGGGGCGACCGTCCCGGTCATCGTGTTCGGGCCATCGCCCGTCACCGGCGGTCCGGGTGCGACCACGATCCTGAGCCGTGACGACAACATGCGGGCCGGTCTCGATTCCCTCGCCGCCGGGGACATTAATTTCTACGTGGACATCTTCGGCGGTCCGTATCCGTACTCGGGATCAACGAGCGATTACGTTGGCACCGGGCTGATTCGAGGCTTCGGCATCAAGAACACGCCGACCCATTCGGGGAACCGTGACGATTACTACGGGGGCACCACGGGCAGCGATAACAGCCATCCGACCCAGGACGGTCATGATGCCTATGCGTACTTCTACGCTCACGCCTTCTCGGAGTGGGTTGACGCCGGATGCCCGCAGGCGTACTGGCAGCCTGGTCGCGGGCTCGTGGTGGTGTAGGAGGCAGGGATGGTCGATGCAGTGGTCAACGTTCCATATCGATTCTGGATCATTGATCTTCAAGATCTCGATGGGAATCCAATTGTTGGGGCAACGTGGGACACCTCGGGCTGCACCAATACCGATGAGGCCGTGATCACCAGTCCAGACAATGACAGCGATTACCTCGTAACCATCACAGCAGCAGCGACGGGAGCGTGGAAATTCAAAGCGATCCCCAATGACGAACCGTTGCTGATGCAGGCACGCACGATTCAGGTAGGGACCGACTCCGCCGCCGCCCTCCTCGCCGCGCCGGTGGCGGGGTATGGCGCGGGGACGGTGGGGTACAGCATCGAGGCAACCTTCAAGCGGCCGATCAGGGCAGGTGATGTATGACGCTCCTCAACACGACCGCGATCGCTAACTTCAGCCTGCTCACAAGCGGCCAGACCTTCACCCGTACTGCTTCGTCGATTGCGGGTACTGCAATTGCCTGGGATCCAAACTTCACCGACAACGGCGATGGGTCCTATACCGCAACGTACCTCGTCAACCAGCTTGGGATTTGGCAGTGGGGCGGGGAATCGACCGACGGCACGGTCGTGTCAATCGAGTGGGATGTCACGTCCGTCAACACGAACTACACGACCCTGAACGACCTCAAGGCGAGGCTCAACCGCGGGGATATCACCGTCACGAACGACGACGCCCGTCTTGAGGCTATCATCGCGGCTGCCTCGCGCGAAATCGACGGAATGACCAACCGGGTCTTTTACCAACTGCCCAATGAAACTCGGTACTTCACCGCCGACTGTGGCGACTGGCTCGCGATCGATGATCTCGTCAGCGTGACCAGTATCGCGACCGACGATGGCAGCCGCACCTACGGCACGACGTGGCAGGTGACAGACTACGATCTGGAGCCGTATAACGCGGCGTCGAAGCAGTTCCCATACACTAACTTGCACATCGCACCGAATGGACACAATGCATTCCCGCGCACCCGGCGTGGCGTGCGCATTACCGGCACCTGGGGCTGGCCCGCCATCCCGTCAGCGGTCACGGAAGCGTGCCTCTTGATCGCGCAGCGGCTTGCCACGCGAAGCAAAGCTCCGTTCGGGGTTGCGGGCGCGCAGGACGGCACGGCAGTCTATCTCCCGCGTACCGATCCGGATGCACGGGCACTCCTTGAACCGTATCGCCGGTTCGCGGTCGGCGTGATCTAGGGCATCGGGTATACTGACCATAATCAAAGATGACCCACTGATCGCTGGGTAACTCAGGCGCACACACGCCGCGATCGCTTGTCAGAGGAGGCAGGCGATCGCGGCGTTTTTGTTTTGCGTGAGGACCGGCGATGGCGCAGGTGGATGCGGAAATCAAGGGATTGGACGAGCTGATTCGCAAGCTCAGTCCTGACCTTGTCGCTGCTCCGGTTCGCCGGTTTATGGAGCGTTCCGCAATCCTGATCCAGGGCAAGGCGCGGCAAAACGTCAAGAGCGACACCGGTCGCCTCGCCAACTCCATTGCGTACGAAATCCATGGTGCCCACGTCCCGTTGTGGGCGACGGTCGGAACGAATCTCGACTATGCCGCTGCACGTGAGTTCCAACGCCCACCCGGCAAGATGCCGCCGCCAGGCGCGCTGGTTCCGTGGATGAATCACGTGGGCATTCCGCTCTCCGAGTACCACGGTTCCACGGTTGGGCTCTCGCCGGATGCGCGCGTTGGGAATAGCGCTTATTCCCCAATCGAATACCTGATCGCCCGCAAGATCGGCCGCGAGGGATCACCCGGTCATCCCTATCTCCGCCCAGCGCTCAAGGACTCCGAGGGGCAGATCACCGGGCGATTGCTCGAGACATGTGCTCGTGAGATCGAAGCCGCAGCGAGCCAGGGGGTGTCGGCGTAATGGCGCTCGATGCGGTCATCACCACCATCCAGGACGTCGTGCGGCAGGTGCCGGGCATTGGAGCAAGCCCCGATAACCCACCGTCCCAGGAACTCCGTGACCCCGTACTGCTGGTCTACCCCGGTGACGCGACGAGCTGGCTGGGTACCTCCGTCGGCGCCGGTGGCGTGCCCAACCGCTGGGACTTCGAAACGATCATGATCGATGTCTTTGTCTACGTCGCGGATGAACTGGAGATCGCGTTTCAGCGCATCCGTCCGTTTGCCGATCCGGTGCGGAAAGCACTGTTCGACGCGTTCGCCCGGGACAAGTTCGGCGGCACCGTTGCCGGACTCGGTGATGTCACTAATCGAAGCGCGATCCGGCCATACCGCCGCTCATCGATGTCGTTCATGGCAGGCGGCATCAACGTGCTCGGGTACCACCACGAGCTCGATGTGACGTACCAGGAGGTGATCAGCCGGTGACCGATCCCAAGCGCACGTGGCGCGGGCGCCAGCTCTACCAGTGCGACCAGTGCCCATACAACACGATCCACGAACGGCACTACCAGGAGCATCTACGACTCGACCATCCCGAACCGAAGCCGCACCCATTGCGGCCGGTAGCAGCCCAGGAGGACGAACCCAATGGCGCGAGTGACCCACACGGCGCAGAAGAAAGCGACCGCGAGCCCGCTGGACGGGGTAGTCCTGACGGAGACCGCGGCGGACGTGACGAACAAGGAACAGGTGAAGTGGACGGGGAGAGAAATCATCGTCGCCCACAACACCGGCGCCAGCGCGCGAACGGTAACGATCACGAGCACGGCTGACAGTCTCGGGCGCACCGGGGACATCACCGCCGATTCCATTGCCGCCGGCGCGATTGCGTTCTACGGCCCGTTCAACGGCGAAGGCTGGAAGCAAGCTGACGGCTACATCTACTTCGAAGCCAACAACGCCGAGGTGAAGTTCGGCATCATCGGCTGGTAGGCCAGCCAGGAGGAGACCAGCGCAATGTCGCTTTCAAGTGCCGTGAGTTCCTTCGGGACACTCTTGCAGATTGGAGATGGGGGCAGCCCATCGGAAACGTTTACGACAATCGCCGAGGTGCTGGACATCGACGGCCCGTCGTACACCTCTGACACCGAGGAAGTCACCAGCCACAGCACTGTCGGCGGGTACAAGGAGTACATCCGCACCCTCAAGGACGGTGGCGATGTCACCTTCCCGATGAACTTCTTTCAGGACCCGACCCAGACGGCCCTCTGGGACGCCTACGAGTCGGGCGAGCGAACCAACTTCAAAATCATCTACCCGCTGCCGGGTGTCGATAACACCGTCACGTTCGCCGCGTTTGTCACCGATATCGGCGGAAGCGCGCCGGTGCAGGGCATCTTGCAGCGCAACGTCACGCTCAAGGTCACCGGACAGGCGACCTGGAGCGAAACCGCATAACGCTGGGCGTCCGCAATGTCCCGGTGCTCGGCAGCCTCCAGGCGCCGGGCATTGGGGCGCCATCTCGCACGGTGCGGGGTGGGATTGCCAACCATAGGAGGCTGACCACATGGAGGCTGCCGACATGAGCGAATTTCCCGAACCATACGACCATGGCGCCCCGGCGGAGCCGGTTCCTGTGCCTGACCCCGAATCCGTGGACGCGCCGAAGCACTTTCTAAACATTGCCGAAATCTTCGCGACGCCGAAAGTCGTGACTGAGGACGTGTTCGTCCCGCAGTGGAATGGTTGGGTGCGGGTCAAGGGGTTGACGGCGGCCGAGCGCGACGCCTTCGAGGAATCACTGATCAAGCGCAAGGGCAAGAACCAGGAGATCAACCGGCAGAACGTCCGGGCTCGCCTGATTGCCCGCACGGTGGTGAACCCCGAGACCGGCAAGCTGATGTTTCGCGACATGCACGCCGAGCAGCTCGGGCAGCTTCTTGCCGGGCCGATGGACCTGTTGTTCGACACGGCGCAGCGGCTTTCCGGGTTCCGGGATGAGGACATCGAAGACCTGGGAAAACCCTCAGAGGAGACGAGCGACGGCGATTCCAGTTCCGGTTAGCGCTCGCACTCGGGAAAACCCGGTGGGAGCTGATCAACTCGATGTCGGCGCTCGAAGAGGCGGAATGGATGGCGTACGCCCAGATCGAACCGTTCGGCGAGGAACGCAACGATCTGCGGGTCGCGATGATGGCGGCCGATATCGTCAACCACCTCAAGAGCATCGCTCACATGTGGGCCAAGAAGGGATCATCCAAACCGCAACCGGCCAAGATCGAGGACTTTATGCCGTTCAGCGGTAAGGACCGCGAGGTTGCGGTAACGCCGGTCGAGGAGCGCACGGAGGACGATGTCAAGCGGAACGCCGAGCGTCTGATGGCCAAGATGAAAGGTCTTGCGCCGTTTAGCGGCAAAGCGGAGCCGCGGGTGATCCGCAAACGGAACTAACGACGAAACGGTAAGGCGGGGCTGACATGGCGACAATCGCAGATCTCGATGTCAGGCTCCGCCTCACCGATATGGTCTCGGACAAGCTCGAAGGGCTTGGCAAAAAGATCGGAGAGATCGGCAAGGGGCTCACGGCCGCCGTAACGACGCCGCTCCTCGGCGTCGGCGTCGGGATGGTGAAGCTCGCCTCCGATCTCAACGAGTCGACCAGTGCGGTCATGACGACCTTTGGCGATGGCGCCCAACAGGTCCTCGACTGGTCGAAAACCTCCGCCACGTCACTGGGGTTATCACGCAACGAGTACCTCAGCACCATGGCCGTCATGGGCACCTACGGCGATGCCCTGGGGTACAACGGCCAACAGACCGCCGAGTTCGGCAACGAGCTCATTGGAGCCGCCGCCGACTTAGGATCGTTCTACAACGCAGCGACGCCAGATGTCCTCGGCGCCATGCAAGCCGCGCTGCGCGGGGAATTTGATCCCCTGGAGCGGTTCGGCATCCGGCTCAACCAGGCCACGCTCGAGCAGTACGCCATGGAGCAGGGCATCTCCGACGGCAGCGCCGCGCTCACGGACCAGCAAAAGATTCTCGCGACCCAAAACTACATCCTGGATCATCTCGGGGCCGCCCAGGGCGATTTCGCGCGCACGAGCGGTGGGCTCGCGAACTCGATGAAGATCCTGAAGGCGACCCTCATGGACACCGGGGCCCAGCTCGGGCAGGTGCTCTTGCCCTACGTCTTGCAGGGCGTCCAGGCATTTCAATCGTTCCTCGGGCGCATACAGTCGCTCTCGCCGGGCATGCAAAAGCTGGTCGTGGTCTTCGGGTTGGCCGCCGCGGCGCTCGGGCCGTTGCTCATCGCCATCGGAGCGATGCTGCCGGCATTGTCGCTACTGCTCGGGCCCCTCGGGCTGGTGATTGCGGCGATCGGGTTGTTGAGCGCTGCGTACATCGGCAATTGGTTCGGGTTCGGGGATGCCGTCGATTGGGTCGCCGGAAAAGTCGCTAAGTTTGGCAAGCTCTTCTTCTCCATCTTTTCGGCCAATCGAAAGATCGGCAACAACGTCATTCTTTCGACGTTTGCCGCGCTCGGGGTCACCCTCAGCAAGCTCACCGGCATCAATCTCATGAAGTTCTTCGCTGTCCTCTACCGCGGCTTCATGCGCCCACTCAAGGCCGTCCAGAAGATCGGGGACGGCCTCCTTGATTTCAGTAAAGCCCTGTTTGACGGCGATTGGGACGGGGCGCTTGATGGAATTCGCAAGGCATTTGCCGGGGTCGGCGATCTCCTTACGTCGCTACCGAAACTGGCCGGCGAGATGCTCCGAAACATCTCCACGGGGTTCGCACCACTCGATTCGGTTATTCACCGATTTGGTGGCATCCTCGTTTCGCTCGGACGCCTCTTCCAGGAAATCTTCCAGGGCGATTTCGATGGCGCCCTGAAGGTCGCGCGGCACGTGATCGACCAGATCGGGGGGCTCTTCACCGCACTCGGCAAGCTCATCATGTCCACCTTCGACGCGATCCCCTGGGGGACGCTGTGGGACGGGCTCCTCAGCGCAGGGGAAGCGGCAATTTCTGCGCTTGGCGGACTGTTGGGCGACATTGCCGGTTGGGTGCTCAATATCGGAGCCCCAGCACTCGGCGGGTGGATTGTCGAGCAAGCGGGCAACCTGTGGGGATGGCTCAAAGATACGGCCGTCCCCGGGTTTTTCGATCTGGTTGGTGATATCGCGGCATGGACGCTCAACGTTGCGGCACCTGAGCTTGGCGGGTGGATTGCTGGGCTTGTTGGGGGTATCTGGGGATGGATCAAGGGGCTGCTTGGTCTTGGGGAGGCCACGACTGGGGACGGGACTGGTGGCCCGGAAGCAGATAACACGGTCACGCTGGGGAGTTGGATTCTCGATACGGGCATTCCAACGCTATTGGGCTGGATAAAAGACGTTGCCGGGGACATCTGGAGTGGATTGATCAAACTCGCTAACTGGTCGGCCGATCGCACGTTCGAGTTCGGTATCTGGTTCCTTGAGGTCGGAGCGCCGACGATTCTCGGGTGGCTCGTCGACAATAAGGGCGGCATTTGGACAGCGATCAAGATTCTTGCCGGATGGCCAGTCTATGTTGCGATTTTCGAGACGCTTGAATGGACGCTCTTTGTTGGTGCCCCCGCGCTTACGGGGTGGCTCATTGACCATCGCGGAGAAATATGGACGGCCATCAAAATTCTGGCTGGCTGGCCGGTTGTACTCGCTGTCTTCGAGAGCCTTTCGTGGACCCTTTCCGTTGGGGCACCGGCGTTGGTCGGATGGCTTGTGGACCATAAGGGCGATATTTGGACTGCCGTGAAAATCTTGGCCGGATGGCCGGTTGTCCTATCGCTCTACGAAACCATCTCATGGACTCTATCGGTTGGCACGCCTGCCGTCGTTGGATGGTTGGTCGATCATAAAGATGATATCTGGACGGCGATCAAGATTTTGAGCGGGTGGGCTGCGATCGAATACCTTTGGGGGCTTGGCGGATGGACGCTAAATATTCCCACGCCTGATGTGATTGGGTGGATGAAAGCGTATGCGACCGATTTGTGGAACGCCATCAAGCGGCTCGTCCCCGGCTGGCCGGACTCGATCACTGGGAGCGTTGACATCTCACTCGATGGCATCTTCAGTGTGGCTGAAGGATTCCTTGATAAAGCGGCTGGAGCGATTGCCTCCGCTGCAGGGTGGGTTTGGAATGCAGGAAAGTTTACTTGGAATTTGATTGTTGATGTCACAACGACTCTCAACAATACTGACAGTACGGGGAACACCAATGTTGGAACTGGAACGAACGGCAATGTCGGGACATCTGGTGCACTCATTAATGGCGGCTTGGGTATAGGCGGTGGCGCTGGCGCCGGAGGCATGCTCGATATCGGGAAGTTCATCGATACCTCCGGTGTAGAGGGGCTCCTGCGGGAGAGTGTCTCGAATGCGGCCAACACTATTCGGCACGACAAATCACTGGAAATCAAAGCATCAATCGGAGCTGATACTGAACCGATGGAAGATGCCCTTGGCATCGCGCTGAAGCTTGGTGTTGCATGGAATTCGGCGATATTTGATAAGGCGGTACTTGGCGCACAATATGAACTTGTCGACAAAGCATCACAGGTAAGTTGGATCCTTGGCAACGCGTGGAATAACGCGACATTCGACAGGACCGTATTTGGCGCGCAGTACGATCTTGTCGATCGAGCAAGTCAAGTCAGCTGGACACTCGGAAACGCGTGGGCTGCGAGTCGCCATGTGGGGACGTTTGATGCAACGTACACAGCGGTTGGAGCGGCATACTCGACCAGCTTCGTGATGGGGAATACATGGGCGGGGCAGGTATTCACTGCTCGATTTTCGATCGATACTTCACCGCTTGACGCGGCTTATCAGCATGCTCTTGCGATCGCGCAAGCCGTCCGAGACATCATGCCGTCGTCGCCAGCGAAACGGGGTCCGTTGGCGTTTACTCCGTCTTTTGCTTGGATAGCGAACGCGCTTACTAACGATCTCTCCGGTATGCCAATGCAGACGGCGTCAGTCATGGATCGCGTCGCCAGCGAGTTCAATCGACGAACACGCGCAATGAGCGCTGAACTCAATTCGGCTACCTATGGGGGTGCTGCGAGTGCGATGCAGTTTACAAACTACGGTCCGCAGTATATCTCCGCCAGTGATCCACGGGAATATATCGAGGACTGGCGTCAACAGGCCGTAACTGGGGCGAGGCCTTGATTATTCGCAGGTGTATCCACCACTCGCTCGCTCGGTGACAAGAAGGTTGTAGTGACTACCGAGAACATAGACCACAACTACATCGCGAACGAAGCCTCCAGGTTGCACTGGAGTGGGATTGATCGGGTACTCCGACACAAAATTAACGTAGCCAGCGTCGTCTCGAGAGATAGCAAAGAGGATTGGCTGTTCGCCTAATGACGTTCCCTTATTCCGTAGCACAATTGGTCCGCGGAGACGGTCATCGCCGATCATCATCAATTGAGAATCATCGAGTTCATACTGAACGGTCGCGAGATTGGATGGTGTTGTTCCGTGAGAGTCACACGATTCAATCGCAAGAATCGTGTACCCATCAATAAGGGCAATTTCAGTATCAGTCATGAATCCCGTAAAGACACCGCGTTCGCCGGGAGCAAGTTCTGGTTGAATAGTCCAAACATCCTGGCCGGCATAAATGTTCTTCTCCTTATCAGTGAATTGAATTCGTAGCGTCGGCATGGATATCGTGACGTTTGAGTCATTCCTGATTTCGCCGTAGAGATTCCATCCTCCGGGAGCATCGATAAATCGATAGTAGAGCAATGTAATTCCATATTTGAGTGGCTGCTCTTGAAACGATGCCGGAAAAGTCGGCGATGGCGTCGCCTCCTGCGCCATAACCGCGCTCGGCAGGAGGAACGTTGCCACGATCGCCAATACAAGGATTCGGTGCATCATCCAGAACCGCGTCATCATGCCTCTCCTGGCTCACTGGATAGCGGGGCCATCCCGGCAATCGTTTCCGCCCATATTCGGGTGCGTTTACGGTTGGTGTCCCGTGCAAGTTTGCGCAAGAGGAAGAGGTCGAGTAGCCACCAAATGCCAGCGCCACCGAGGGTCAATGTTTGGATAACAGCGGATCGCTTCAACCCGAAGTAATACCGGTGACCACCGAGGAGCCCAAAGAACATCCAGAAGATGAAGCCAACGAACGCGGATCGATCGGCTGGCATTGGGGCAATGAGCTGCCTACGTGCGAATTCCTCGTCGGTAAGCTGCTGGAGTGAAATGAGGAGTGGATCGGACGGAAGGTCATGGAGAGATTGGCGTGCAGTCGATGCCGCTCCCCGCTTCCCTGAACGCTTTCCACCCTGGGCGACATAGGAAATGCCAGTGCCGGGGATTGACGCGGTTACGCGAGTGCCCCGCGGCCCTGTGCCGACACGAAAGCCCTTGACGCCGTAACTCGTGCCAATTCCGCGCTTGCTGAGGTTGATCCGCATGTGCTTGCCCACACGGATGCTCTTGCTAAAGCGGAAGCCCATACTACTCCCCTTCGAATGGCGCCATTGTAAGGCATCGCGGGGGCGGGATGATTATTGACCGGGATACAAGGCCGCCATTTAACCGTCTACTTGCAGTGACAGTGCAGACCATATAGAATCCGCGCCATTCAACGGTTTACGTCAATCGGACTGGCCCAATGGGGAGGGCGCATCATGGCCAAGGACAAGTGCCGGGATTGCAAAAAGTGCACCGAGCGTGGGATCGTGAAGCTCGTGAAGAAGACTGCAAATACGGCACTTATCGCAGGAACGCTGGGTGGATCAGCGGTGGGAGCGAAGGCCGTGAAGGGTCTGCGCCAGATCTGCCCGGTCTGCGGCCACCCGATTACAACGCATGAGCTTGTGGATGGCCGATTCAAGGACTAACACATGAGTCGAGGGCGGAAGACACTCATCGCGTTATCACTGTTGGGATCGTTGGTGATCGCGGCGTTCACCGTGCTCGCCATGGGGAATGCTCGCGTCTGGCTCGATGAAGCGGCAATCATGTCGGCTACGGATGCACGGGTGGTGTTTTATGGAGCAATCGTCGCCTGTGGATTGCTGCTCATTGGAATGATTGCAACACTAACGGCACCCAGAACGTGAATCGCCGGGTTTGTAAAAACCCGGCAGCGTTGCACGCCCATAGCAAAACTCCCCGTCGTCGGTTGATAGCGGGGTTTTGCGGGTATTCTCGACAACCCGCAATCCTTACAGAAACGATTAGCGACCGTATTGCGATATACGTAGCTATTCGCTATACATATATCAGCGTATCCGTGTAGACTAATCCGCTGTGCAATCTTGCACGAAACACGAGTGCTGGTCGTGCTTAACAACGACGTATTGCTTTCACTCATTCAGCAAGCGGTCCTCGCCGGCAACTACTTTGTTCGAGCCCACACCTTTCAAAGACATGGGCTTGAAGGTTTCACGTCAGATGACGTGAAGAATGCCATCGTTAACGGGGAGATCGTTAGTCGCCGCGATGATGAAACAAAGTGCGTTATTTGTGGCACATCATCCGCGCTCGCAGAGCGGCCCGGGTTTCTGGGACGTTATATCCATTGTGTCGCCCATTGGGATGACATCAAAATGATCGTCATCTGGACGGCCTATCGTCCCCAGGCGTCAATTTGGGCGACGCCGTTTGAACGGCATCCGGAGGTTAGAGAGGGAACACCGTGATGAACCTCGACATTCTAGAGCAGGCTGTTGGCTGCCCGTCGTGCCGAACAGAAATGAAGTCTGTTCGCGGTACGTTGCGATTCGAGGATGACGGGATTGGGATTGAAGTTTCCAACGTGCCCATGCTTCGGTGCGAATCCTGCGGCGAGGAGTTCGTCCCCGGACCGATATCCGAGGTGATCAGCAAGTTTGTCAATGACTTAGCTGACGAGGCGCGAAATGCTCCGATTGAAAATACCGAACTGAAGACCAACTATCAGGGACACGTTCCTGATCTTGTGGGCGCGCCTGTCTACGCCGATTAGCAATACTCCAAGATAACAGCGATTGAACGAGGATGGTGGTGTTCGCCGTCCTCGTTCGTTCCCTCAGACGCCCCAACCACCCTCCGCTATACTGCTGAGTGAAACCACACGCCCCAGGCTGCCGGGCGTCAGGGTGGCGATGCCGCTTGACGTATCTGGAGCCATTACATGCGGGCAGTCTCATTCGGCGGGGTAGCGTTCAACTCGTTTGGGCTCGGCTTCGGCATTGTGCGGGGCCTGCCGGGAGAGGATCGTTCCCCCTCATGGCTCCAGCGGCGGGGCGGCGGGCCACTGTCGGCCGGGATTGGCCGCAATGGCCGATCGATCCCGATGCAGTTCCATGCCCCGCTCGCCGGCGGCGTCAGTGACGACGATGTAGAGGCCCGGCTCCTGCGCCTGCTTGGCTCGCTCGATCTTTCCCAGGACGATCCCAAACCGTTAGTGGCCGAAATCGACATAGACACCGATAACGACGGGTTCGTGGACACGACCGAAACCGTTTCAGTCGCGGCCTATGTCGGCACCTACGCGTGGAAGGACGGCGGCGCCAAAATGCTGACCGTGACGTTCGTGACGAACGATCCGGTTTGGCGCGTGCTCACGGCCTCGACCGACAGCGGCAACATGATCGCGAGCTCCGGGGCATCGTTTAGCGTGATCAATGCCGGGCTCGCTCCGGCATACCCGATTTACAAAGTCGGTTGGACCGTGCAACGTTCCGGCAGCGCCGAAACCGTCGGGTGGCGCTACCGACGGCGTGTCACCCTCGCGAACAGTTCGCCCCGAACCGAGTACCGTGAAACCCGCTTTATCGACCTCGGGGACACCGCCACGCTGGTCTCGAATAGCAAGGCGCGGACCGATGGCAACGATCTGCGAATCCGGCTCAATGGACGCGAACTGCCCCGTACGCTGATGAACTGGAACACCCTTCGCACGTTCGTGGCGGTCGTGGTCACGATTCCCGCAAACAACAGCATTACGCTCGATATCGTCTACGGAAACCCCAATGCCGGGAGTCCTGAAACGCTGAATGCGCTGGGCGGCGCCCGGCGGCGCACGGATCTCTTCACCGCGATCGATTGCTACGCCGTCAGCGGTACCGCGACCAGCGGGGGAAGCAACACCCTCACGTGCTCGGCATTGTCGATGGTGACCAACCGGTTCCGGGGCGGATTCATGCAAATCGTCGGCGGTACCGGTGTCGGACAGCGCCGCCGGTTGAGCGCAAATACCGCCACGCAGTTCACGACGACGCGGAACTGGACGACGAACCCGAATAGCACGAGCGTGTTCGTCGTCTGGTGCTCCGGGTATTACGTCGATGGCGGATCGGTCAGTTCCGCAACATCGACGTCACTCACGGACTCGTCACAGACCTATGGCCCGAATGCCCTGATCGGCGGCACGGTCACGGTGCCGTCCACCGGAGATGTCCGGCGGATCATTGGCAACACCGCCACTCGGATCGATATCGATGCGGCATGGAGCTCGGCCCCGACCACGACCACGCCGTATTACGTGGAGCGTCCGGGCGTGCATCGCTACGCGGTGGACAAGACCGTCAAGCGGGCGACAGACGATGTGTGGCTCGGTACCTGGTACCAGGATGCACGCTATACCGCCCCCGGGGTGATCCAGACCGCCGCCGATGGCATCGCCAACGCCTGGCAACCGTACTTGCTTCTGCGGAACAATGACGCCTACGCCCAAAAATCCACGACCCCGTTCGACGTCGGCGGCGGCGATATCGATTACTTCAATGGGCTTGATGTCAACCGAGGCCCCGGTCGCGACACGCCGTTCAAGGAACAAGGGGCTGCGGATGGGATCACGATCACGCACGCGCACGGGTACGACGCCGCTTATCTCGATTACCACTACCTCAACCCGAGCGGGATTGCAGCCGCGACATTTCGCCTGCGAACCGACGGCGGGCTCGAGTGGCAACCGCTCTTCACCGATACCACGACCTATGCGTCTCTCACCGCGGTAGCGGCCGCGTGGTATGACCTGACCTTCAACGACGAGGTTGGGCTGCATCTATACCTCGGACTGTTGCCCGCCGACGAGGTCGAGATTCCGTCGACCGTGTCATCGACCACCGTTGCGACGGTGCGCACCTATCAGCGACTTGAGGTCTTCACGCATCTCGCAACGCAATCGATCGGGGCAATCTCGTCCGAGCAGGAGGTCTATGACCTTCAGGCGGTGCTCCAAATCGCGGCGTTGACGGCCGACCCGCCGTACGACCAGGTGGTCTTGGGAGGACCTGGTCACTGGCTACATTTGGAAGCGACCGAAGAAATCTGGTTGCGTACCGATCCCGACAGTACCGATCCCATCCTCGGCATCTACGACGCCGGCACCGGCGTTTTGATTCGCCCGGCTCCATGGGCGGGGATCGTCCAGCGGGTCACCACCGATATCAACGGCGACACGATCGCGGTCGTCTCCAACCGATTCGCGCCGCTCGCGAACGGAACGAATGAGATCGTCGTTTTCGAGGAGCAGATCGGCACGCTGCTCGTCGGGCTCGAATGGATCGAGGGCTATCCAGCCTAAGGGGGCCGTGGTGGCGATTGCGAATGATGCCCTGGTCACAATCAGCAAGCCCGGATGGGTCAATCCGCGCCCGGTGCTTATGTCCGGCATCGTTGCTACGTGGGTGATCAATCAGGCTGGAACGTTTTCCGGTCTGCTTCCTACCAGCGATGCGCTCGCGCTGGGATACACCGACCTGATCGGGAGCTGGCTGTATTACGAGCATTCATCCGGACGCATTTGGAGCGGCGTCATTCAGGACGAACCGTCCGATCTAAGTGGTGGCACCGTCGAAATCGCCGCGGCAACGATGCACGCGCTGCTGATGACCCGAGTGGCGCCAATCATCTATTCACCGCTGAGCGGTCATGCCGGCGCGCTGGCGCGCCGCTCGATCACGGACGTGCAAACGGCCGATCCGCTGCCGTTTCGCGGGATATCGGCGGACGAGACCGGACCCATCATTGAAATCGAGTCCCGCGGCACGACCATCTACGACACGTTGACCGACCTGGCGGGTCAGAGCGGCCAGGAGTACGACATCACCGTCGATCGCGCGCGGAACATTGATTTTCAATGGGTGGTGCGCCTCGGGGAGGATAAGACCGACCGTGTGTTGCTGGCCGAGGGCTACCAGATCGTCGGCGGTCGCATCGACCGGAGCCTGCCGTCGGTCACCAATGACATCATCGGCGTAGCGGCTAACGACGATTACGCCCGTTCGTCCACCGTGCGCCTCGAAGCATCCGCGAGCCTGTCGCGATTTGGTCGTCAGCAGTCGATCCGGCGCTACGACGGCGTCGTTTCCGCCAGCGCGATTCGGGCGAAAGTCCGCAACGATCTCATGACCGAGCGGGATGGCGTCTATCTCCCGACCATCACCGTGCCATCGAGTCACCCGATCGTCGCCGATATCCAGCTCGGCGACACGGTTCGCTACTGGTCCCAGGGCAAAAATCGCGAGCTCGATTACACCGTCAAGTCGATCACCGTGCGCGATACAGGCACGGTCGAATTGGCCGGGGTCGCCACGGAGGTGCGCGTGCCACAGATATCGGCAGGATTTCGTCCGGATCTCTTGAGCGGGCTGCTCGCCTGGTACGACGCCGCGGATGCGTCGACGATCGAGCTCTACGCGGGCGTCAATCGCGAGGTGCAGACGTGGAACGATAAATCCGGGAACGACCTCCACCTCTGGACGCTCTTTCCGCTGGTCAATTTGACGCCGACCTACGAGCCGTACACGCTCAACGGGCGGTCCGCCATCCGGATGGGGGCCAATCGCCAGATGCGCTCGCCGAGCATCGATCTCTCAAGCACCACCGGGCTCACGATCTTCGTGGTGGCAAAGCGGAGCGGGACAAGCGATTCGGTCGTCGGCATTGAAGGAAATCTCCAACGACACTATCTCGGGGTGGCGGGATCGGACCAGATTACCGGTACGCTGGAGGGGAATGTCGGCACATCGAGTTATCGGCACGCAAACGCCTGGGGCGCCAGCGTATTCCATGTGGTCTCCATGATCAGCGATACGACGCTCGGGGCTGACGAAGTGACGGTTTTCGACAACGGCGTGTCGAATGGGATGCGGCCAGACAACGCCAATAACACCGGCGGGTTCGGAGCGACGTCGGTCATTTTCGTCGGGTACAGCGCAAACTCGTTTGATGTTTGGGACGGCGATATCGCCGAGATCGTGATCTACCAGCGAGCGTTGCCAGCCGATCAGCGTATGGCCGTGGAATCGTATCTGCGCCGGAAATGGGGGCTGGCATGACCCCACCACAACGCCGGGTCGTGTCTCCTAGTCGTGCGACGGATGAATTTGCCGCGCGTCGGCTCGGGTACAAGCCCCAATCCGAGATCGAGCGGGAGCGGGAACAGCAGAGTCGGTACATCGACGACAAGACCCGACGGGCCACGATATTGCCAACCCGCGGGCTTCTCTTTTACCGCGAGGCAGCCGGGAATGGCACCCAGGTGATGCGCCGCGCACCGGTTTTGCCATCGTCAGCGATAACGACCGCCGTCAGGTATCCGTTCGGCGCCGCCGGGCGCATCATTGGAGCGTCTCTCTGGGTTAACGCCGCCTGGGCCACGGGCACCGCGGTGTTGCAGGTGCGCGTGAGCAAGAGTGGCGGATCGGAAACGGTCTACACGATCGCTGATTGCGTGATCGATGGAGCGACGGTCGACGGGCATGCCCGCACGCAATCAGCGGAATGGCTCTGCCCCGTTGCGAATGGCATTTCGTTCGCCAAGGGTGACGAGATGCGGGTGTCGGTATCGGTCTCGAGTTGGACCGGCACGCCGGATTGGGGAGCAGAAGTCCTCGTTGCCTATGATGGGTTGTCAGGCTAATGACCCGCTCCCCGCTCCGTTGCCCGCACTGCAAGGCGCAGATCGGCTGGCGCCGGGATACCACGCCGCTGGTCTTTCCGCGGGTTAAGATCAGTGAGTATACAGACGATGGGGCCACCGTGTATGTCTGCCCGGAGTGCGGGTACGAAAAGCGGTAGGAGCCGGAGCAGCGGGAAAGGCACAAAACGGCGTAGGA